TACGGTTTGACCTGTAAAGGGATTTGTGTATGTAGTCATGATTAACTCTCAATAGCAATAGATTGACGGTCAGCAATACGAAGCTGGTCTTCAGCTTTAAGAACAGTCATAGCCTCTTGGTATTTCTGTTGGAAGATGGTTCTTTGGTCATTCTTAAGGAATGGCATAGCTTGTAAAAGCGTTCCATAAAGCATTGCATTCGGAGCGTTTTGGGTTAGCCAGTTAGTCTGATTGGTCGAAGACAATGGCTGTAAACGCTCATAAAACAGCACTTGGAATGGGTAATCGTCATCAGGAGTAGGGGAGACTAGCCAATGGTCATAGTCATAATCAGAGTAATATAAGGGTAAACCCGTAGTACCACCAGTGTTGTAGTTCAATAGATACTCATATTTACGCACATAAACAGGGCTGGGCTTACCAGATGACCCTGTTACATTGAAGGAAACCGTTTTACGCCACCGAGCTGGCTTAGGAATGATTGCATTATTGACATTCATCGTTGACTCTACGACTTGCTGTTGCCCTAAAGTCTTAATTTGCTGGGCAATCTCAAACTCGCAAAGGGTAATAAATGTGGGAATTGCATCGATAACAGCAGCGTCACTGCGCTCAAGGTACTGAAGCACCGAGCTGGTCAGGGAATCGTAGGTTAGAACAAAAGAAGCCGTCATTTTTTCACCATCAATTTATTAGGGGACAAAAACTATTCAGCTTTTTGCTCATTTTATCGCAATCCTTGACAAAATTACACATTTTATGTTCTAAGATAAAAACAAAGCTCGTTCATCGTTTCTGCGAGTCACCAAGCCTTTTAGTACTTTACCGCCAGCTAGGGTATATTTCAAGAACTCTTCCGTAGCCCCTTCCATATCGCCCCGAATAACCTTCTGACGGAGGGTGCTGCGCTGTAGTGTTCCCAGACCAACATTAAAGCTAAAAGATACAAGAGCATCGAATTGACCTTGAGTGAGCTTGACAGGACAGAAGCGTTCAACACCTCGCTCAAAGCGATTAAGATCGTCTCTAAGAATGTCATCTACTTCCTCCATAGAAAAGGTACGGTCATCTTTATATTCCAGTGGGTAGGCATCTCGTTCTTCTATCTTTAAAGCTCCTTGCCGTGGGTAGAGTACATGCCCGACACCAATCGTCCACAATTTAGCGGGACAGCGATATGGACGCTGACGGACACCCTCATGGTGCTTAATCATTTTGATGGCTTTATCGCTTACTTTCACTTCTTAAATGCCTGTGTACCAAACCAGAAAGATACGATGGATGCCCAAATAATCTGGGTCTCGTCATCCCATAGGAGGTTAAGCGCTACGTCAAATGGCACTTCCCGATGAAAGGCAAACCAGAACCCAAACAGCTCTACGAACATAAACATGATGAACATGCCGTAGGTAATGGCTGGTCTTACCATAGCCCTAGAGTTAGTAACCCACTGGGAAGCACCCTTGCCAATCTCGATGTCGTGAGCATACAAAGACGCCCTTTCTTGGGCTTGGGTCTCCATTTGGACTTGCTCGGTGCGTATTTCTTCTACACGGGCTTGAGCAGCATAACCCGCTTCCATAAGTTTTAGTTCCCGTTCTGTCTGCATAGCAGCCATAGCCAGCTCATGCTTCTTGTCGGACTTGTCTTGGAAGAACCCCAGCAGACTAGGCAGTCCGCCTGACAGGAAGGATATAAGGGTAGTAAATAGGGTAATCATTTTTTAGCTCTTTCCTCAAGCAGTTTGACCCGCACATGCAGGTCATGGAGTTCTTTGTACAGTTCTTCACGCATCTTTGCTCTACGCTCGGCTGATATTGGGCTGTCAGTTGGTATGCCTTCGCTAGTAATTAGGGCGGGCATCTTACCTTCAATCTGGGTCAAACGGGTCTGAAATGAAGAAACCTGACCGAGTAGCCACGCTATACAGGCTACAAGAATCGGAATCACCGCCTTCATAATATCTTGCATATTCATCTTTTAGACCCCCATACTATGTAATAAGCAATCCAGCCTGCTGCCATAAAACACCAGAACTGCACCCATTTAACCTTTGACAACTCGGCATCAAAGTACTTCTTGTCTTCCTTCTCAAGCCGCTCAATCTCGGTCTTGATGTCTAGCACCTTTTGCCACTCTTTGGTGCCGTGCTGCTTTATAAAATCTACCCTTAATTTGTACTCTTCATCGCTTATCTTCTTGCGGTGCTTGTACTCCTCAAGGGCTTTAAATATCGCCCGTTCCTTCTTTACCTCTGCTTCTCTGCGCTCACGGATCTTGGCATTTGCCCGTTCTTTTGCTACGTCTACCGCTTCTTTTTGAACATCCTCGATGTTCTTGCCAATCTCTCGCCCAGCCTCACGCCCAGTCTTTATCCCTTCGCTAATACCCTTGGCACCAGCCGATAACCCCAGTTCGTCTGACATATCTCACTGTTCTTTGCCTCAGAGTGTTGATCCACCAAACGACATATTGGCAACCACAATAGCTACGTGTTGCTCTGGATTTTCTAGGCTATGCCCACAGTCACTGCACATCTTGGCAGCTAATTCAGTTTCAGAAACATCGTACCCACAGTTAGGGCAGTAAATTTCAATGGTGTGGCGAGGCTTAAATTCGCCATTTTCAAGCGAGTCTTGGACTGTCTTAATCATCTTGGTACCTCACTCCATTCTCTCCAGTTAACAATTGTTTCATCCCATAAATAGCTTTTGCCGTCATTGGGGTATGGTATTGGTGCTTCAAACTTACAAGTTTGTTCATCTAACACCCACGATGGAAACGGTTTTGGTGGTATAAAAGCATCTCTTACAGGGTCATAAGTAGAACCTGGTCGTCCATAATTTTTACGGAAGTTGCCGTTGTAGCTTGTTTGCTTCCAAGTAAAAGTCTGCCCCGCCCACGCATCTAAGAAAGCAACACCAACCGCTTCGCTTTCAGGAAAAGGCAAATCATTTATATCGCTGTTATTAACAACGTTAACTTCAAGAACTATATTGTTTGTGTCTAGTTTTGCAAAATGAGCCATTATTGGTACCTATATCTTAAAATAACAATACCTGATCCACCGCTACCACCGCCCTGTCCTTCACCGCCACCACCGCCACCACCGCCACGATTTGACGCACCAGAGCTTCCAGGAGCACCTCTACCACCATTACCACCGCCATCAACACCAGATCCTGTGCCACCGCCACCATAAGAACCGCCACCGCCACCACCAGCATAAGTTGGGCCAAGTGATTTCCAGTTAATTCCTGTGCCGCCATTACCTGTACCTGGAGGCGCTCCTTGAGGACCAGAGGCACCTTTTCCGCCACCACCTCCGCCACCGCCTGTACCATCAAAAGGTCCAGCAGAAGGACCACCAGGATTACCCTGACCAGATGTACCAGAGCCACCACCAGATTGCCTAGTTGAGCCGCCACCGCCTGAACCACCATAATTACCGCTAGTGAAGAAACCTTGACCACCTTGACCACCAGCAACTGTACTGGTTCCACCAAGAGATGATCCTGAGTCACTTCCACCAATACCTATTGAATAGCTTGTAACGGAAGCAGTAAAACTACTATCTATTGCACCGCCAGCGCCACCGCCACCGCCACCGCCTGAACCACCGTAACCACCACCAGCTACCAATAGATATTCAACATCGTTGTACGTATTGCTAGTTGCCGAAATAGTAAATGTGCCGTTACCTGTAAACGTGTGGTATCTGAAATTGCCTACTGTTGATTCACTTCCACCAGAAGCCGAAATAAAAGTAGCCTTCTGTGTTCCATAAAAATTACTTATGGCGATTTGCCCTGAAGTAGGAACAGGACCATTTGTACCTGAAGCACCGGCTTGAACAAAGCTACCGCCAGCATAGTACTCATTGAGGCTAATAGGGTTAGTGCCACCAAACTCTGTTTGGATATTATTTAAGGAAAGAGGACCTGACGATGGTAAAGGCATGACTTATTCCTATTTAAAAGGTGCCCCAGTTACCCAGGCAACTAAACTATATCTAGTTCCTTTAGTAATAGGTTGCACTTCGTGTAAAACATAACTTGGAAAAGCAATTAGTTTGCCATGTTCTTTTGGCATTAGTTTTGGTTCGCCGCCTAAATGCAAAGCCAATTGCCCACCTTCGTAATCTTCTGGGGCGGATAACTGAATTGTTATTGAAAGCTTTCTTACTAGCCCATTAAAGTATTTGTCTGTATGTGGCGCATAGTGCCCGGAAGGAGCTTCGTATTTAGTGAACTGAAATCCTTCGGCAAGACCAAATAAATCAAATTTAAAAAAGTCGTTATTAAGCGTATTTATTGCAAACACTATTTTTTTATAAGCCCAATTTATATCTTCTGGGTATAGCCAAGCTATATTGCTATCTCTAATATCTGTGTCGAGCCGTTTTTCTCCAAATACGGTGCCAGGCGTAAGCATTTTTGATTCGCCAACTCTAATGAGTTCTTTGCACTCTTTGGGGGTAAGAACGTTATTCCAATACGCCCACTCTTCAACATAGTCGGTGGCAAAAGGCCATACAGAACTAATTGATTTAGTTTCTTGCTTTACTGGCAACTCAATGACTTTTTTTATTGCGCCCATATATTTTTACGCTATCTTATGTATATACATGTTTTGCTCTACCCCTTCATCTAGTATTACTAGATTATTTTTACTACAGGGATCTTCGTCAACAATAAAATCAAAGGCTATGGTTATTCTTTCACGCCCACTATTATTAACTGATGTGTAATGGGGTATACATGATTGAAATAACGTTATCTTTCCAGGTTCATTTTTGCTCTCATAAACCCCAGGAGAATTTATTTGGTTTACTGTGTGCATATAAAATGTAGATGTGTTGTTGTGTGTTACACAAACATGCCCACCTAAATACGAAAAAGGTCCTGCTCCGTGCATGTGCGGCTGTATTACTTCACCATCTCGCATGACATTAGCCCAACACTGAATCCAAACTTTTCTTCTCGGGGCATTTAGTCTTTGTAAAAATTCTAAATACTTGTGCGTAATAAGCTCTTTTATAGGCGTTAGCTCAGGTTCTTGCCAGTTAAAAACATTAAAGTGCTGAAATCTGGAGGTCAAGCTATTCTTGCCTAATCCCGTATAGCCATCAACACTACCTGCATTTGCACTTATCGGGCTAGTGGTACTTAATATTTGTTTTTCTTTTTCTAAAATAATATCTTTAACAGTATCCCAATAAGACAGATCTTTAATTAAAAAATCTTCGCCCAGCACATAATCCCATTTAGGAGCAAATGCTGTTTGTGATTCTTCATTTATAAATCTGTTAATACGCATATTAAGCCTTCATAATGTAAGCAAGAGCGTAGTATGGTGGCAAGTTAGCGCCTGTTCCGCTTACACCAGCAGAAGCTATGGAAGTACTAACGTTTGCTGTGCCTGTTTGGATCATCAGAGTAGACGTAGTGCTGTCTGAACCATCAAACGAATTTGTATATTGCGTTCCAGAAGCTGAGCTTCCGTTTGTTTTTGTAATCGCATTGTGCGTATGTCCAGAGTCCGTAGAGGTAGCTGTGTGGGTGTGACTTACTACAACAGCATCAGCAGAACCCCCCGTAGCTGCTACCGCATAGGTAGAGCCAGCGCCAACAACAAAACGATCTCGTAAATCAGGCGTTCCGCTAGAGCCGTTACATAACAGCCAACCACTTGGGATACTAGCAATAGAGCCCGACCACATAACAATAGCTCCTGATGGGATACCGTTAGCTAGGGCAAAAGCCGTTGTAGCTATTTGAGTAGTGTTTGTTCCAGCCGCTGCTGTCGGCGCTGCGGGTACTCCAGTAAACGTAGGAGATGCAGCCAATACCATACTACCCGTGCCTGTTACAGAGTTGGCAAGCGTTACACCACCGTAAGTTAAAGCACTTGATAAAGTAGACGCACCTGTAACTGACAAAGCACCTGCTACATTAAAATTACCGATAGAACCAGATAACCCATTTACAAAATTAGTACCGTCACAATAAACAAGGCATGCGGATCCGTTAGGGATAACAACACCGGTTCCAGAAGAACCAATTACACGAATTGCATAACCACCAGTAGTGCTATTTATAACGGTATATAACTTTTCAACCACGGGTGGGATAAGGTCACGTTGAGCACTGTTTGTTCCAGTAACCACTAAAACCGCATTTCTAGCTTCGTCTGATACTCCGTTAAAGCTGGTTAATGTGTAGTTGGCATCAGTCATTACAATAGACTGTACGCCTGTAATAGCTTGCTCAAGCAAAGTACCTAAGTTGGTATTGGTAGTTTGACCCCAAAGACCTGCTTGGTCGCCGTCACCCATCAGGGTTAGTTTTAAACTTGTAGAGTATGTACTTGCCATAATTTATCCTTAAGGTGTTAAAACCAAGCCCCAGACGTTAACACGCTTTACTTTACCAACAGCCATAACACCCGTTACATCAACTGATGACCCAGATTGAGTGCCTACAGTACCAACCCGACCTACTGCAATAACGCCTGTTTCATCAACGTCGGCTCCGCCTGTGGGTGTTACGTTTCCAAGTGCGACTATAGAAGAAACACCTGTTAGTACAAGAGTAACGCTTTCGACTATTGAAACATTGCCAATTACACCTACGGCATTAACGCCCGTTGGTACAACGTTACCTTGTGCCACAATTGTTACGCTACCAGTTCGACCTACTGCAACAACGCCTGTAGGTACAATTTCAATACCTAAACCTCAGG